GACACTTTAGGTGGCAGCTGTACTTTTAATGTTGGATTATACACTAGCGCTGGTGTTGTTAAAGACGAAGATTGTTTTGCAACTGCGGTGGCTGATGCTGGCGCAATGGCAGATGTTCGTTTTGAAGCAGCCGACATAAATACTTGTGGTCAAAAGGTTTACACCATAGCTGGAGATTCAACAGATCCAGGCGGACACTACTATGTAGCAGCAACTATGGCTGCCGCTGGTGGTACTATTGGTACAATGTCATTCATTATTGAATACGTTATAAACTAAACTTTGAGCAGCGCAGCAATGCGCTGCTTTTTTTATAGGAATTATTATGGCTTCAGTAGTAGATATATGTAACTCAGCTTTAAATCAGATAGGCGCATCAAATATAATTTCGCTTACTGAAGATAGTAAAGCTGCCAGGATATGTAACCAGCGTTATGAATTTGTAAGAGATGGCGTGTTTAGATCTCATCCCTGGAATAGTTTAATTACCAGGCAAACTTTAGCAGCTGATGCAAGCGCTCCAGGTTTTACTTATGCTAAGCAATTTACGCTACCTACTGATCCTTTTTGTTTGCGAGTATTAAAATTATCTGATCCAGAAATTAAGTTTGAATTAGAGGGCCGAAAAATTTTAAGTGATGAAAGTACACTTAATTTAGTTTTTGTCGGTAAGGTTACTGATCCAAATGAATACGATACTCTATTATTAGAAACTATTGTGGCTGCTCTTGCAGCTGATATAGCTTATCCATTATCTGGAAGTATTAGTTTATCTGCGCAACTAACAACATTGTATAGAGATAAATTAAAAGAAGCGAGGTTTGTCGATGCAACTGAGGGTAATACAACAAATACTGCTAGCATCCAGGATAGTGAAGTATTAGCAGCAAATACATTTATTAATGCGAGGTTGTAAATGGCTAAGGCTTCACCTCCATTTAATAATTTTACAGCTGGTGAATTATCGCCCAGGTTAGAGGGTAGAACTGATGTAAATAAATATTTTAATGGATGTAAAAAATTACAAAATTTTATCATACATCCTCATGGCGGTGCTAGTCGTAGACCAGGCACAAAGTATGTCAACACAGTTAAGGCAAGTGCAAACTTTACCAGGTTAATACCTTTTGAATTTAATGTTGAGCAATCATATATTTTAGAATTTGGAGATCAGTATTTTAGAATACATAAAGATGGTGGAACAGTTGTCGATGGTAGTTCAAATCCAATAGAGGTATCAACAGTTTATACAACCGCCCAGGTATCTGGGATTAAGTTTACACAAAGCGCAGATGTTATGTACCTGGTACATCCATCGCATCCAGTACAAAAAATAACCAGGACAAGTCATACCGCCTGGACAATCTCAGAAGTAAATTTTCTGAGAGGACCAATGCAAGATCCAAACATAACCGATATAACATTAACAGCCAATGGCCGAACTGGTAGCGTTACAGTAACCGCAAGCGCCAGTTTATTTGCATCAACTGATGTTGGAAGATTAATAAAACTACATGATGGTTTTGCAAAAATAACTGCATTTACAAATGCAACAACTGTTACAGCTGCGGTCCAGGAAAATGCTGAGGGCAGAACTGAGCTTATGCCGAGTTATAATGTTTCAACTATTGCATTTTTTGAGGGAGATCCAAGCGCAACTGGTCTTGAGCATAACGATAGAATAACAGATACAGCTGGCGGTTTTATTACTGAGGGTTTTAAAGTTGGTCAAAAGGTTACAATAACTGGTGCATCTACTAGCGGAAACAATAAATCTTCTGCATTAATTGTCCAGGTTACTGCTGATACAATGTTGTTTTCACCTAGCATAGATTTAGTAAATGAATCAGCTGGACAATCTGTAACATTGAACGGCGATATTGTTGCTGATAATAATTTTAGCCTGGGAGCGTTTAGCGCAACAACTGGTCATCCAGCAGCGGTTTCTTTTTTTGAACAGCGGCTTGTATTTGCAAATACATCATCACAACCACAAACTTTGTTTTTCTCAGTAGGTGGCAGCTTTGAAGATTTTGCAGATGGTATAGATGCAGATGATGCCTTGACATATACAATAGGATCTAACCAGGTAAATGTTATTAGGTATTTAACATCAAGTAGAGTTTTGATTGTAGGTACTAGCGGCGGTGAATTTGCAGTAAGTGCAAGTGGTGCAGCAGAGCCATTATCACCAACTAATGCGCAAATAAAACGCCAGGCTAACTATGGATCCGCAAATATACAGCCTATCCAGGTTGGTAATGTAACGATGTTTGTACAAAGAGCATCAAGAAAAGTTAGAGAGTTAGTTTATAATTTTGATTCAGATAGTTACCAGGCTCCAGATCTAACAGTATTAGCTGAGCATATAACTGATAGCGGTATTACTGAAATGGCATTTCAGCAAGAGCCAGATAATATTGTTTGGTGTGTTTTAACTGATGGCCGTTTTGTTGGCATGACATACAGACGAGAAGAAAATGTTGTCGGCTGGCATGAACATATAATTGGTGGATCATTTGGATCTGGTAATTCTGTTGTCGAAAGTGTTGCTGTTATACCTGGTGATTTAGATGAAGATAATGTTTACCTGGTTGTAAAAAGAACGATTAATGGTGCAACAGCTAGATATATAGAAACATTTTCTGCATTTGATTTTGGAACTGATATTGAAGATGCTTTTTTTGTAGATAGTGGATTAACATATACTGGATCTGCGGCAACAAATATATCTGGTCTTAATCATTTAGAGGGCCAAAGTGTTTCTATCCTGGCTAATGGCGCAACACATCCTAACAAAACTGTATCTTCTGGAGCTATAACTTTAGATAGAACAACAACAAAAGCACATATAGGAATAGGATTTGATTCAATATTGCAAACTATGAGGGTTGATGCTGGCGGTACTGAGGGAACGGCCCAGGGTAAAATAAAAAGAATACACGATATAACATTAAGATTATTTAGAACTGTTGGAATCCAGGTAGGTAGCTCAGAAAGTGAAATAGATAGAATACCTTTTAGAAGCTCCGCAGATGCTATGGGTTCAGCGTTATCTATGTTTAGTGGTGATAAAGAAGTAGAATTTAGAGGTGGCTTTGACAATGATGGTTTTATTGTAGTTAAACAAAACCAGCCATTACCTACAACTATACTTGCAATATTCCCAAGGCTGCAAACTTTCGATCAATGATTGTTGCAGATTACAAGCCAGAACATGGCCAAGAAATTCTTGATGGCACAATGAATAAAGGTGCGCCGCATCACATAAGTAAGTATTTAGATTTTGCAAAGAGCTTGTGTGTACCAGGTCAATCTTTTAGCGCCATCAATAATGGTCATTTAATTTGTTGTGGCGGCATAAAACAATTATGGCCAGGTGTGGCCGAGGTTTGGTTTTTATCTACTGACAAGGTTCATCACCAGGTAAGACCAATAGTAAAAATAGTTTTTAAATATTTAAATATTCTAATTGAGGAACAAAAGCTTGTTCGTATTCAATCAGCTGTAAGAGCAGATTGGCCAGAAGCACAAAGGTTTGCGCAGTTTATTGGTTTAGAAAATGAGGGCCTTATGAGAAAATATGGTCCAGATGGTAGCGATTATTTTAGGTATGCAAAGGTTTTTTAATGGGTATTGAAGCAGCAATAGCATCAACTGTAGTTTCATCAATAGTTGCAGCAAATGGAGCAAGAGCAGTAGGTAAAGCTCAGCAAGCAGCTAATAATTTTAATGCAGATATAAATGAGCGTAATGCTCTAGCTGATGAGCAAGATGCGGTTCAATTAAAGATAGCAAGTGAACTTGATATTGCCAGGTTTCAAAAAGAATTTTCTGATCTCCAGGATGCAACCAGCCAGGCATTTAGATATAATGGTTTTTCTGCTGAGGGTGGTACGCCGTTAAAGATTGCCCTGGCTAATGCTAAACAAGCTGATGAAGAAATAGCTATAAAAAAATATAATGCAGCCGTTGGCGTTCAAGAAATAGAACAAAGTGCAGTACAAAATAGGATGCAAGCTAGTCTTAATAGATTATATGGATCTACAGCTAGGGCTTCTGGCAATATAAATGCTGGCGTAAGTTTACTAAGAGGGTTTTCCTCAGCTGCAAATATACAAGCTGGCGCTGATCTTAACCGCCAATCAATTCAAAATAATATAAATCTACAACGACAAGGCGTTCAGACGAGGTTCGGTTAATGAAAGTACCTACTTACACAAGACAAACAGCCAGAACAACTAATGCTGGTGCTGGTAGATTATCAGTACAAGCTAATCCTGGTGCTTTTGCACAAACTGCGCAAGCTGTTACCAGGCTTGGGGAAGCTGGACAAACTGCATCATTAAACGCTTTGCAGATGGCAGAACGAAAACAAACAGAAGAATTTAAGGCTGCTGAACAAAAGAAACTTGCTTTTTTTGAAGCTGAAAAAAGAAACATATATGAAAGTGAAATTGCCAGTGGTGTATTAAAATACAACCAGGGATTAAATGATGCTGCATTAAAAGCAAGAACTATGGATCCTAAGTCAAGTGATACATTTTTTATGGCGCAATCTAATGTATTAAAAAAGAATTTATCAAAAGAGTTTACAAGCAATGCTGCTCGCAAAGATTTCTTAGTAAAGGCCGATACAACTTTTACTAATAAGAATATATCTGTAAGAACTACATCATCTAATAGACGTATTAATGACCAGGCGGCTATCTATTTATCAACAATAGAACAATTAAAAAACAAAGCTGTTGTTGGTAATGAAGCAGAAAAGGCAGAAGCTAGAAATGAATTATTTGGTAAAAATGGAGTTTATGCAAAACTTAGAGATTTAGGATATATGTCTGCAACTGAAACAGCTCTAAAAAGCCAGGCTGCAAAAAAGGATATTCTAAAAAATTCTATAACAGATACGTTTCAATCAATCTCCACAATAGAGGGTAAAGAAAAGTTTTTAGAAAACCTGGAGAAAAACACACCAGATGGAATAGATACCATTGAAGCCAGGGTAATAAATAGAAATCTAAGAACTGATATAAATACATTAAAAGCAATAAATAAAACACAAGCAGCTGAAGTTAAAACTGATTTAAAACACGTTAACAAAATTTTAACCAAAGGCGGTACTGTAAGTATTGAACGTATTACTGGATTGGAAAACAAAGCTAAATCAATGGGCGCAGATGGCGCTGAATTGATTGTCCTGGCAAACAATTTGAAATTAAAAAAACAAATTTTTGATGTAGCCAGGAAAACAAATCTAAATAATTTATCGTCTGAAATAACAAAGTATTCGACTGAGGGTATTCCTGGTGTTGGCGAAGCTGGTATAGATTCAATTATAGAAACAGAAATAGTAAACGATCTTAAAACTTTAGAAACAAATATGAGATCTGAACTTAAAAGGGATCCTCTTACTTTTGCTCAAAGATCTGGTAATACAAAAATAACACCTATTAATTTTGCTGATCCACAAATGAATCCTGGTGATAGATCTTTGTCTGGTAACTATGAAGTTCGTGTAGGCAAAAGAATAAATGAAGCTTTAGCTGTATCAGCTCAATATGGATCTAAAGTTAAATTTTTAAAAGATGAAGAAGCTAATAGCTTAAAAGCATTTTTTGAAGATAGCCGATCTAGTTCAGATGCAAAGCTTGCTGTTTTGAATAAAATTAATAGTGGGTTTGGTAGGCACTCCCAGGATGTATTAACTGAACTATCTCAAAAAGGCGCAGCAGAACTAGCTCATGTTGGCGGTCTTATGAAGCTTGGTTTAATTGATAATGCAAAAATTGCCATGCAAGGTTTGGATCTAAAAAACGCTGGCGTAAAAGCTCCAGAAGTTACAAATATAAATACACAAAGCGAATACAGTAATACTGTTGGCAATGCCTTATTATTTATGCCGCCAGAAGTCCAGGGCGCATCTAAGTCTGTTACAGATTTGATTTATAATAAATTAGCAACTGATGCTGGAGAACAGTTTTTTAGACCAAGTTTATATAGTAGAGCTGCAAAACTTGCCCTGGGATTACAAAATGAAAATGGTGGCGTTGATGATGTAAATGGTCATCAAACAATTTTACCAAAACAATTAAATGCAGATCAGCTTGAAACTATGATTGATAAAATAGATTTAGCAAAGTTTGCTGAGCAAGGTTTTGATATAGATAAAAAATTATTAGAAGATATTAATGGCGAAGAATATAATTTATACGCTGTTGGTAATGGTAGATATAAGTTAGCCAGGGGAACGCCTGGTGAAAATGATTTCCTAATTGCTGGTGATAAAAATGGTAACGAGATTGTTCTTGATGCCTTGCAATATTATGGCCTTACTCAATGAGTTTTTTATATACTAAAGAAGAAGAACAGCGTTCTGGTGCAAATACTGTTGCTGGTACTGTTGTAAGTAAAGGCGAAGCTAGCTTTATGGAAAACCTTAAAGCTTCATATAAATTTAGTGAATATAATAATACGTCTGTTTCTGAATCTATTGTTATGCAAGAGCAATGGCAACCATATGTCGATATTATAGAAGAAAATAGAGATAGACTTGGCATAAAAGATAATGTTGTTAATCCAGGATTTTATCTTCAAATGGGTATCTTTAATGATAGCCGTTACACAAACTATGAGAAAAGAGCTAACGAACTTTCTAAAATAATAAAAGACAATCCAGAATTATTTGGCGAGTTTGACCATGCAAAATTATTAGAAAATGGTAAGGAACAAGCCAGGTTATCTGCAAAAGAAAATCAAGAGATAACAGAAAGATCACCTAGTTTTGGTAATGTAGTAGCCAGGTTATTGGGTGAGGGTGGATCCCTGGTACAAGATCCAGTAGTTATTGGCAGTCTTATGTTTGGTAATGGCCCTGGCAAATTGTATCAACTAGCTTTGCAACAAGCTATTGTAGGAGCTGGATCAGAAGCATTAATACAAACGAATGTAAAAGATTGGTATAAAAAAACTGGCCTGGAATATACTGATGCACAATTTTACCAGGCAATAGCTTTTGGTGCTGGCTTTGGTGCAGCATCGCCTTTTGTGTTTAGAGCTGGCGGTAAAACAATTTCATTTACAAGCGACCAGGTAAAAAAAGGAATACAAGCTTACAAGGATGCTGGTTTTTTCAAACCTAAAAGTAAAGAAAGTTTGTTAAATGAAGCAGCAGAAACTTTAGATGATGGAATAAAATCTAATCCATTAACAAGTGAAGCTGAGCATTTAAATAGATTAAGTGAAGCTGAGGTGGCTGCGGATGCAAATGACCTGGTTAAAATTAATAATGTACCAGAATCCCAGGTTATACCGCCTAAGACAGTTTATGAATCAGATAATTTAAATAATGAAGTTTTTAAATTTAATCCAGACGATTTAAAAGTAGATGCAAAAACATTCCAGTTTAAAGGTGGCGGCGATGCTGAGGGTGTTACTGATGCTCTAAGAGGTGTAAAAACCTGGGATCCTATAAAGTCTGGACAAATAGTCGTTTATGAATATGCAGATGGCAGACAGTTTATTGCAGATGGCCACCAAAGATTAGGCCTGGCAAAAAGATTAAAAGCTGAGGGCCAGGATGTAACTATCTATGGAATGAAGATAAAAGAAAAAGATGGTTTAAGTCCAGCCTATGCCAGAGTAACGGCTGCAATGAAAAACATTGCTGAGGGTACTGGAACAGCTGTTGATGCTGCAAAAGTATTAAGAGTAGATCCTGGTAAGCTTAGTGAATTACCGCCTAGATCTAACTTAGTAAAACAAGCCAGGGCAATAGTAAATCTTACTGATGAATTATTTGGTATGGTTATTAACGATGTAGTACCAGCAAAGTTTGCTGCTGCTGTTGGAAGATTAATACCAGATGATCCAGGATTACAAGAAGCTGCAATGAGGGTGCTTGCCAGGAACATACCAGAAAATGAGTTCCAGGCTGATGCTATTGTAAGACAAGTTATTGAAGCTGGTTTTAGAAAAGAAACAACTGGAAGCTTATTTGGCGATGAAGTTATGGCCGAAAGCTTTTTTGTTGAGCGAGCTAGATTATTAGATATGGCACAAAAAGCATTACGCCAGGATAAAAATGCTTTTCAAAACCTTGTAAATAATGCAGAAAGATTAGAGGCTGAGGGAAATCAGCTAGCAAAAAATGCTAACCAAGAAAGGGTATCAAGAGATGGCCAAGCGATCACGCTCATTACCACGCTTGCAAACCGAAAAGGACAACTTAGCGATGCGCTCAACGAAGCAGCAAGGGTTGCAAGAGAAAGCGGAAACTATACCAACGCTTCAAGAGGATTTGTCAACGCTGTCCGAGCTTCAATTAACCAGGGCGATTTCAACAGGATTGAGCTTGGCAATGTCAGACGCTCTTTCGATGGTGAAACGAAAGTCCGCACAAATGAGAATGAACCAAACACAAACCTCAAAGACTTTGACGAACCAGCTGGACCAGGATCCAGACAACAATCAGATCAGTTAGAACAAGATCAATTTGGTGAGTTAAGACGGCAAGAGGGTTTTCTATCAGACATAGAAGCCAGGCAAGATTTAAATACAAAGCTTGACCAGGGCATGACTGATGCTGAAATAGATAGTCATCCAGCAGTAATCAAAGCCATTGAAGATGCTGATAAAATACCAAAAACTCATCTTGATCCGAAATATTTTTCAAAAGAATGGTTTGATAATAGAGAGTTTGTTATTGACGGAATGACCTTAAAAGGATACGCTCAAGGCGTAAACTCGCTAATTGACAGAGCGAAGAAGCTAGCATACACGGATGCAAAGCTTGAAGTACCACCAGGATATAAAGTTAAAGCAGAAAAAAAAGCAGTTATATTGCTTGGTCCACCAGCTGCTGGCAAAAGTACACAAGCTAATTTAATAGCACGAAAACTAGGCGCAGCAATAATTGATGCTGATGATGCTAAAAAAGCATTACCAGAATTTCAAGGTGGCCTGGGTTCAGCTGCGGTACATGAAGAAAGTTCAGAACTTGCCGAACTTGTAGAAAAACTTATTACTGATGAGGGATCTAATATTGTTATTCCAAAAGTCGGTGGTAATGAAGCAAATATTTTAAAGGCAATAGATAGATTAAAAAATAAAGGTTACACAGTTACTTTAGGTAATATGGATGTAACGCCGCAAAATGCACTAACCAGGATGCTAAAAAGATTTATTAATACTGGTAGATTAATTGATCCACAATATGTTAGAAATATAGGAACAAAGCCAAATCAAACTTATGCAAACTTAAAACAACAAGGGAAAGCTGATGGTTACGCCGAAATCGACAACAACCAAAAAATCGGAGAAAGTCCAACAATCAGAGAAGATACAGACGGAATCTTTGAGGGGTTACAATTTCGAAGAAGCGGAGATCAAAGCCAGAGAGAGAGCGGAGAAGTTTTTGCAGACATCCCAGGGCAAAGAATTGATGGGCCAGGTCAAGAAATTGCAGAACAAACAAGCTTAGTAGATGATTTAGATTTAGAAGTTCCTACTGAATTAACTGTAGATGGCGATAGTATTGTAGCCAGAACACAAACTTTAAAACAATTAGAAGAAGAATTTGCACAAGATCAACGTATGTTGGATCGTCTTGAGGGTTGTGTTGTATGAGTTTATTAGATTGCATTACCAATGGTAATCGTGAGGGCAACCTAACTGATGACCAGGCAAGGCTTGCTTCTGATCTATATATAGGACTAGAGGTAGAATACCAGGGCAGTATGAATAGAGGTGCGGCCCAGGCAAGAGCTGCCAGGGAAACATTTGATAGTTTAAAAAAATTAGCTTCAGAAAAGAAAAGAAAAAAATTACTCCAGGTCCAGGCATTTAAACAAGTAGATAAAAATTTAAGAGAATATAGAGGTTTTGGCGATAAAGAAAATTATGCAAAAGCAGCTGAAGCTTTAATAGAGCAAGATGTATTTTCTAAGTTTTCTAGCCTGGTGCAAAGGCAGCAAGCTATAGAACAGCGAGCTACCAGTAAAATGTATGATGTACTTGCTACATTTAAAAGAAACCTGGTTGGATCAATTCGTAACAAAGCTAAACTAAAAAACATGGTGCGAGAGGTGTTTGGAGAAGATACTGGAGATCTTAGCGCAAAAGAATTTTCTAGTGCATGGAAAGCAGCTTCAGAAGATTTAAGGTTACAGTTTAATAGAGCTGGTGGATCTATACCAAAAAGATCTGATTGGGGATTGCCGCAATCACATGACCAAATTGCTGTAGGCAAAGTTCGTAAAAATGAATGGGTTATGTTTACAATGAGTAGATTAGATCCAGAAAAAATGATAGATCACGAAACTGGTCTAAAGATGACTGAAGATAGACTTATGTTTGCTCTACAAGATGTATGGGAAACAATAAGCAGCGGTGGTCTAAATAAAGTAAAGCCTGGCGCTATGGCTAGTAATAGAAAAGCTTTAGCTAATAGTAGAACGGATCATAGATTTTTAGTTTTTAAAGATGCTGATTCCTGGATGGAATACCAGGAAAAGTTTGGTAACTCTAATCCATTCGACACAATGCTTGGTCATATAAGTTCTATGTCTAAAGAAATTGCGCAGATGGATGTATTCGGACCAAATCCAATAGCAACATTAGATTTTATTAAAACTAAAATTAAACAAGAAGTAAAACCTGGAGATCAAAAAGGTATTAACAAAGCTCGTAAATCAGCTGCATATATAGATACATTATATAACGGCTGGTCTGGTAGGGTTAATCAACCTATAGATGGATTTTTTGGAAATACGTTTGCTGGCATAAGATCAATTCTTACGTCTGCTCAATTAGGATCAGCAGCTATATCAGCATTAACTGATTTTAACTTTCAAAGATTAACCAGGGGATTTGTTGGTTTACCGCAAGCCAGCACAGTTACAGACGTATTAAAAATATTAAATCCTTTAAAAGCAGAAGAAAAAGGAAAGCTGGCAGTTAGATTAGGTTTGATTGCTGAGGGATGGACAACTGTTGCAGCTGCGCAGATGAGGTTTGTAGGTGATGTATCTGGTCCAGAAATAACCAGGCGCATATCAGATTTTGTTATGAGGGCAAGCTTTCTTTCTCCATTTACTCAAGCTGGCAGATGGGCCTTTGGCATGGAGTTTTTAGGTTACCTCGCAGATCAAGCGCCAAAAGCTTTTAACCAGTTAGATGAACCTATTAGAGCAAGCTTGCAGCGTTATGGTATTGGATCTGATAAATGGGATGTAATTAGAAGCACGGATTTATATGAATATGACGGCGCTACATTTTTAAGCCATGAGAATATAGCAGCAAGAACTGATATTGATAGTAATACTGCCAGGGATTTATCTCTTAGAGTTTTGGAGATGATTAATACTGAAACGAACTTTGCAGTTCCATCATCAAGTTTGCGAGGTAAAGTAGCGTTAATAGGTAATAGTAATCCAGGTACAATAGCTGGTGAATTATCTAGGTCTTTTGCGATGTATAAAAACTTTGGAACAACATTAGTAAATACACATTTAATAAGAGGGATTGCTGAGAAAGGCGTAAAAAGAAAAGGCGCTTACCTGGCTGATTTTATGATTACTGGAACAGTCATGGGTGCTTTAGCTTTACAAATGAAAGAAATTTCAAAAGGTAGAGATCCAAGGCCTATGACAAGCTCTGGTTTTTGGGGAGCTGCTTTTATGCAAAGTGGTGGCCTGGGTATTTATGGTGATTTTTTGATGTCGGATCATAATAGATTTGGCGGCGGTCTAGCACAAACAATAGCTGGTCCAGTAGTTGGCCTAGGTGAAGATGTACTTAAATTAACAATGGGTAATGTACAGCAAGCGATAGAGGGTGAAGATACGAACTTTGCCGCTGATATGGTTAAGTTTGCTGGTCGATATACACCAGGTAGTTCTCTTTGGTATTCCAGGCTGGCATTAGAGAGAAATATTTTAAATCAATTACAACAATATGCGGATCCAAAAGCCGCAAGAAAATTTAGAAATATAGAAAGAAAGTATGTGAGAGAATACAACCAAAGTTATTGGTGGCGGCCTGGTGATGCAAGTCCAGATAGATCACCAGAATTTTCTAATATATTTGAGGAAACAAGATGACAGTATCAACAACCACAATAAAAAATAGTTATAGCGGTAATGGCACATTACATAGTTTTGCTTATGGTTTTAAGATATTTGCAGATGCAGATTTAGATGTAATCATACGAAGCTCGACTGGTACTGAAACAGT